CTTCGAGGGCGTTGCATTAAGGTAAGCTTCTTAGTGGTCTTGTTAAAAGTGAAGTTAATTTCACTTCCGAACATTTTTCCAACTTGCTTTTGATAACTTGCAAACGCATAATATGTAGCCAATCCGCCCATGTTTGTAGCCGTTAGCAAATAAGTGTTAGAATATGCAAGATTAAACGGTTCAAACAATGTGCCGCCTTGCCCCCCACCCGATCTAGAACCTATGCTGCGTCTAAAAATTTGACGAACATTAGTAACTTCTTGAGGCAAGGTATAATCGTTTTTGTCAACTTCAATAGTTAAAAACGCAAAACTTTCCTCTACTGCATTACTGCTTCGTTGTCGAAATTTATTCAAGGCACGGTCAATTGCAACATTATAATGTGCAGGGTCTAACTCTACGTCAATCATGGATCCGCCTAGCATTGTATAACAATAATCTACAATTTTTTGACGTTCGTTTTCATTTTCAGTCATAGATATTTTTTTATAAATAGTGTTGTAGTTCGCGGAATGGGGATTCCCAACTACTCTAACGCTTATACGGAGCATCAGCAGATGTATTTATCTAACAAATATACTCATTGGTATAACAATATAATTAATAAAGCATTGACTAGACCATTAGTTAATAATTATACTGAGAAACATCATATAATTCCAAAAAGTCTCGGTGGTAGCAATAAAAAATATAATTTAGTAGTTTTAACTGCTCGAGAACATTTTATTTGTCACTGGTTGTTAGTTAAAATGGTCGAAGGAGATAATTTAATCAAAATGCAAAGAGCACTTTGGAGGATGTTAGTTAAAGGTTCTGATTTACAAGATAGATATAAGCCAAATTCTAAAATATATGAGTCTCTGAGATTAAAATACGGAAGTTTAAGAAAAGGAATTATTACCCCTTTAAAAACAAAAGAAAAAATTTCATTTGCAAACAAGGGAAAAGAAGCGTGGAATAAAGGTATTCCACGCTCCGAAGAAGAAAAATCGTTAATGTCAGCAAAACGAAAAGAGACTGCTGAAAAAGTAGGAGCGTGGAACTTAGGAATTAAACATTCAACTAATACTCTCGAAAAAATTATTGCCAAGGCAAAAAATAGAAAAAAATATTCTTGTAATTATTGCAGAGTTCTTGTTGCAGGCGCTAATTATTTTAGATGGCACGGTGATAATTGTAAATTAAATCTTAAATAAATACAAGACTATGCCTCGCTTATCACTTTACAAACCCGAAAAGGGCAACGATTTTAAATTTTTGGATCGTGCAATTTATCAACAGTTCCAAATCGGAGGAACTGATGTATTTCTTCATAAGTACCTCGGACCAGTTAACCCCGAAGCAGGCACTAGTACACCAGCATTACCTAATAATACTGGAGAAATTCCTGAATTAGGCATTCAAGATTTACTATTCATGGAGAATAGAGATAGACATTACGATACAGATGTTTATGTGTTAAGAGGAATTTATACATTACAAGATATAGATTTTAATCTAAGCCAATTTGGTCTATTTTTACAAAATGATAATATAATGGTAACCTTCCATTTACGTGGTAGTGTAGAAGCAGTAGGACGGAAAATTATGGCAGGTGATGTTATTGAATTGCCACACCAGAAAGATGAGTATGCGCTCGACGATAGTTTAGTTGCCTTAAAAAGATTTTATGTGATATCGGAAGTAACACGACCTGCTAGCGGATACAGCCAGACTTGGTATCCTCATTTATTAAGAGCCAAATGTGCTCCGTTAGTTGATACTCAAGAATTTAAAGAAATTCTTGACAAAGAGTCAGGAGCAGAAGATGGTGGCACTATTAGAGATTTGTTATCAACATACCAAAATAGCATAGATATTAATAATCAAATAATTGCACAAGCTGAAACAGATGTAGGAAAAAGCGGATACGACACTGAGCATTTATATGTAGTGCCATTGAAAAATATGGAAACTGTTGATGTTGCAGATGCATCTGATGCTACTATTGATGCAAGTTTAGAAAACACTGGATTTGATGCAAGCATTGTATTAAATTCTCCTGATCACAATTACTACGTCGGATATTTAACAGGCGATGCAGTTCCTCCTAACGGAGCACCCTATGGATTTGGCATAACTTTTCCATCGTCTGCTATTACAGGGCAATTTTATCTCAGGACAGATTATCTTCCTAACAGATTATTTAGATATGATGGCAGACATTGGATTAAATTTGAAGATAATGTAAGAATGACTATTAATCAAACTGGAGAAACTCAAACTACCGATCCAGATAAAGTTAAAAAGACACAAAAAGGTACGTTTATCAACAATACCACTACTGCTACTATTGCAGGAGAAGTTGTACAAGAACGTCAAGCATTGAGTAAAGCCTTAAAACCGAGAGCAGATAATTAAAATGTATATCTATAAATTTACACACATACCAACAGATAGGTGTTATATAGGTAAAGACGGGGGGATGGACTCGTAGAGATGGCGGTCCTATGAAGGGGAAAAATTGTTCCGAATCTCATAAACAGAAAGTAGGCATGGCTAATAAAGGTAAGAAAAAAGGAATGACGTGGGAAGAAATTTATGGAGTCGAAGGTGCTGCAAATCGTAGAGCAAAAAATAAACTTCAAAAAATAGAAAAGGAGGCTTCGGTTTAATACCGATGTACTATTATAGATTGGTTTTATGACGCGCAAGTAAGAAGATATCTTACACAATTCATGAATGTAATGAGCAACTTTGCTTACAAAGATGCTAAAGGTCAGTTAACTCAAGTGCCTGTTAGGTATGGAGACATGACTAGACAAGTTTCGCAAATTCTTAAAAAGAATAGTGAAAACACAATTCCTAGTGCACCATTTATTGCATGTTATATCAAAGACTTGCAATTCGATCGCCCTCGTATGCAAGACCCTACATTTGTTAGTAAGATACATATTAGAGAGAGGGCATGGGACGAGGCAGGACAGGAATATCTAAATACTCAAGGTAGTAACTATACAGTAGAAAGAATAATGCCTAGTCCGTGGGTTATTACTTTTGCCGCAGATATTTGGACAACTAATACAGATATGAAATTTCAAATATGGGAGCAATTATCTGTATTATTCAATCCTAGTTTTGAGATACAAACTACAGATAATTATGTAGATTGGACTTCGTTAAGTGTGTTAGATTTAGCAGGACAAGTTTGGAGCTCAAGGACTATTCCCCAAGGAGTTAGCGAAGATATAGATATACTTACAATGACTTTTACAGCACCTGTATGGATTACGCCGCCTGCTAAAGTTAAAAAATTAGGAATTATCACAAAAATTATTTCTAATGTATATGCAGTCGGTAACGGAGTCATTAACTCTAGCTATGATAAAGATGGAGCAGCTGAACTTTTTGGCAATATTAGCCCTGATACATCAATAGTTGTAACTCCAGGAAATTACGATTTATTAGTTTTAAATAACACTGCGAGATTAATTAAATCTAACGGACGCGGTGAAGAAATAGATATCAGTTCGCCGGGAAATGTTGCGTCGTGGCATAAGCTGTTGGATTTATATCCTGGTAAATTTAGAGCAGGGTTAAGTCAGTTGAGATTTACGCAACCAGATGATAGTGAAGTTATTGCATATATCAGTTTAAATCCAGCTGATGATTTTTCTATGATTTTAAATATTGACACAGATACCATTCCTAGTAACACTGTAATATTAGGCAGAGGAACAGTAGATGCTGTTATAAATCCAGAAACTTATAAACCTATAAATTTATCAGCAGGCACACGATTCTTAATATTAGAAGATATAAATGTAAATTCAGCTTTTGGAAATGTAGGGTATGATGGTCCAGATGCTTGGAAAAATAATGATAATTCAGATTTTCAAGCACATGCAAATGATATTATAGAATGGAACGGAAGTTCATGGTCTGTTGTTTTCAATTCTGCCGCTATTAGTGAAATTATTTACATAACTAATTCGTATACAGGAACTCAGTATAAATGGGACCAAGGAGCATGGTCCAAAACGTACGAAGGTATATACGATAAACAGGTATGGAGACTAGTTTTATAAATCAAATAACGTGCAGCGGGGGGCTATTTTTCTCTAAAGATACTAAAAGGTTTTTATTTTTACTAAGGACACAGGGTAAAACAGCAGGAACCTGGGGACTAGTAGGAGGAAAAAAAGAACCTAGCGATATTACACCCGTAGATACCCTTACTAGAGAAATTTCTGAGGAAGTTGGAAAAACTTCGTCAATTGAAAAGATAATTCCGTTGGAATTATTTGTTAGCAACGATCAAAATTTTCAATATAACACGTACTTACTGTTAGTCGAAAAAGAAT